GGAGTTGTCACCCGTGTTCTTCCAGTCGATTGTGGTATCAAGACCCTCGAGGAGCTCCTGATCCTTTTTATTTTGTAAGGATTTTCTAGTGAGTCTACTGGCTGGGATCCTATAGGCAAGCTCGGTCTTGGGCCTGTCCATACCGTCCTGGATGGGTTTGAAAAAGAACGGGTAGTTGACGGATATTGGTACAACCTTGTCTGTGAACATTTTCTTAGCATCCGCTCCAGACTTAGACAAGATACCGTACCGTGCATCTGACGTAATTGTTGCCATATTAACGGTCTCTGCTGAAGACATAAATGAAAATCCGGAACGACGGTTCTTAAGGTAACACATTCCGTAACATCGTGAGTCTGCCTTGCAAGCCTCCCAGAATAAAAAGAATAGTCTGTTTGCTTCCCTAAAGTCTGGTTTCCCAACGTCAATCTTGCTCCACTGCAAGTACATAAAGTGAGTGCCAGTAATGTAAGTAGCCATGCTCTTATTATTGAACCAATGGCCTTCTTCTCTGCGCTTGAATTGTTCATCTATATATGGTTCCCATTTTTCTTTGAAGTCTTCAGGATAATCTCGCCAATCAAAAACACTTTGTATTTGTTTTAGCTCTTTCGGGTATTCATCTGCTACCCACTTATCACTAGACTTATTAATTTTGACTGGTTCTTTTGGCAATGCAATTTTTAAATTCTGTATATTGTATATTTCACCAATTTGCCCAGTCTTACTTATAACAACAACATCGTGTTCCTTGTTGTATCCATACCTCCATTTTTTGCTTTTATTTAACCTTGATATTGTGGTTTGCTTTATGGGAGTTATTACGCTATATAAAGTCTGCTCGTACATTACTTGCTTCTTTTTTCTGCGAACCCTGAAAAAGTTTTCTTCTTTTCTTCCTCTTTAGGTTTGTTTTCTAATATAGCTTCTTCTTCTTGTATTCTTGATAATATTTCGAACGCGTCGAATATAGCCAGCTTTTTAGTGGCTGCCGCATTCTTAAGCCTATCAGCTGATATGTCATCGTCGGAATCTACAATAGGTTCCTTAGCTACTTTTATTAGCTCTTCAACCGCCCGCTGCCCAGCTAGGATTATACTCTTCTTCGTTTCCTTGATATTCATATTTAATTGTAATTTGATTGGTAGGAACTCGATACATTTTTTGTTTTTCAATTAAAAACTCATATTCTGTTCCTGGACTAAAACCCACTAAGTCACCAACGGTCATAACTTTTAAGCTAGTGTCTTTGTATTTTAGTATGCCTATTAACGGCTTCTCAAAGTCGGTAGAGAACATCTTGTCCTCTTTTATAGGCGCTACAAAGTTAAATCCTTTTATAGGCTCCCATTCTTTTTTCGCTTTACGAGCAAATATTTGGGAAGGTGATACAAAGTACATATTGTCTTTGTAAAAGCTCTTGCTGTTTTTTTCAATACCACGTATGTCTCTAAATCTCCTAAACACGTTGTGATGTAATATTACCTCGTCTCCTATGTTAACACCTATGTCGTTGACACTAGGAACCATAACTACAATACCTACTCTAGATACAAAGTTGTGGTTTTGAAGCTCAGTGTTTAATATTAATTCTTTACCGTCTACATCTTTGGTATTAGTGTATCTGCTGCTTTTAGGAACTACAACAAAATCAAAAATACCCTTCATTAATAATCAATATTATATTCTATAGCTATAGCCATATTTTTATTGAAGTCTTTCCAGGGAATAACATCAGATCCTTTTTTAATATAGACAGAATACTTTTCTTCTTCTTCTATAATATTAACTATAGTATGACCACCATACACTTCCTGTCCAACAGAATAGTGCATGGCGTCATTTTTATAGTCTTTCCCTATACTAATCTTCCTTAGAAGGCTCATTTAACTCTCCTGTATTAACATCAATAATTTTATCTCCGTACTTAACTTGCAATTCTTTTTGCTGCTCATCAAGTTTAACTTTCACTTGCGCGAAGGTGTGGAGTAATTCATGCTTTTGTAATTCTAAGCCACCAATTTGTGATTGTACACTATTCAGCTGCTTAATAATGTTAGTTAAAGCTTCTAATTCTTTTTTTGTTAACTTCTCTACTTTTTTCATTTTATTATATTTAATTGTCTTTGTTGCTGGATTTTTTTGCTTTCTCCCAAGTACGCCCAACAAAATACGCACCATATACTGTCACAAGAAGAGTTTGGAATATTGGGATATACTCTTCTGCTATTTTAAATTCTCCAACGTTTCCATCAAAGAACGCACAAATAGTAAATATAAACGTTAAGTATATAAGTACCATAGGGCGTATGTTTTTAGAAAGGAAAGAATCTGAATTCATATCTGATTCCCATCTTCTAGTAACTTGCTCTTGGCCTTCTTTATCTGCTTGCTCAAGAATCTGAGTAATAAGTCTTTTTGCTTCTAGCTTCTCTTCTTTTGTTGTTGTTAAGTCATCTAGTACTTTACCAACTTCTTTTATAACAGAACCTGTTAGCCATTGCCATAATTTTTTCATTACTTTCCGTAATACCCGTTCTTGTAGTTTTTACCTACAGCTTTTGGACCAAGACTTTTAGCTGGTGTTTTTTTGTCTTTAACTCCTTTGCCTTCAGCTACTATACCCGCGTAGAGCTTTGGATTAGGATTTGTGCCCTTAGGTCCAAACGTTGCAGTTTGCCCTGCTGTTTGCTTAGCTACTGGTTCAGGAGCTGTATCAGCTGATTTTGTAGCATCGATGGTAGTTGATTGGAACTTCTTGTAATGATCTTTACCCATTAAAGATGTGTCTGCTTTATACTTAGCTACGCTACCTACGTCTAACAAAGGCTCTTGCACCTTCATTCCGCCTTGGGTAGAATGTTGTATTCTCGATGTGATTGGTTTATTGTAACTCATTTTCTATTTTTTATAAGGAAATATTTTGTTTAACTTTTCTTTTCTGTGTTGGCAACCGCAAGGTATATTTAAGCCTTGAGATACTTTATCTACAACAGTCTTAATACCAGTTGCTTTTGTAAATTTCTCAACTGTATCGCCTAGTCCTTTTGATTCCATAAATTAAAATTATTAGTAAAGGCATAGCTATGTGAAATATATTTATATGATTCTCACTGCAGCTGCCTAGTATGTGATTTAACATTTCCATCTTCTTCGTGC